AGTCGCGCCGATCTGTCCCGCCTCTCCGATGGTTCCGGTGGCCGGGGTAAAATCGGTGGTCAGAATACCGGCGTTGATCTGTAATTTCTGAAATGCGTCGGAAGGGATTTTTGTAAATTTCATATCGTCGTCCTTTCATCAGTTTTGCGACAGGTATTCCACAGTGATGTTGAGATACCGCCGCTTGATGTTCTTATCGCTCTCGTCCGCGACGTTCTGGCACCACGGGGACCCGCGCTTGATCCACATCGCGCCTCCGTCATAGGGCACGAACGCGCCGCCCATGCCGATGGCGTCAGAGATTTCCTGTGCCTTGGCGTTGGGGATTGCCTCGCTTTCCGTGTAATACCAGAGGTTTACCGTCAGAGCGATCCCCCCGCTCTCCCATGACCCGGTAATCAGTTCATAGGTCAGCCACGGGAACGTTGCGTCCTCCGGCACATTGGATGTTGGGAATGCTGGGAGGAATTGAGAAAACCACGCATGGAGCGCCTTATCCTTCGTCATTTTGGCAGCTCCTTTCGCTCCGCAGTGAAGAATTTAAGCGCCCGGATTGCCGGTCCGGCAGATTTCGGAGCCGCCTTTTCCTCCGGGTTTGACGTCACCCGGTAGGTCAGCCCCGTTTCCCCATCCCGGAAATAATCGTTGTACTCAATGGGCACGTCCCGGTTGACCAGTGCGGAATACACCGAGGTCACGCCCTCCTGTTCCGCCCTCCGGGCCTCCATGGATGTATCAAGCGCCTGATAGTTGAGAAACTCAGCGCCGTCAACCCATTCCGTGATATAGCCGCCAGCGCCGTCGGCCGTGCGTTTCTTTTCAATCAGCACACACTTTTTACCAAACGCATCCAACAGCATTACGGCTCCACCCCCTTGAGCTTCCGCCAATCATTCAATCGTCCTTTAAAAGCACCCTGCCAGCCGTTTAACGCGTTGCCGTCGCTTCCCGCGCTGCGTTTGGTGTAAGAATAGCCCCCGAAGCTCTCACTTTGATACGGGCTTGCAACGGCCTCCCCGTTCTTTTCTTCCCACGCGGCGATATCTTCGGCAAGGGAAACCACAGCCTTTGGCACCGCCAGCGCCCACACCATCCCGGTAAACGTTTCATCCGTCAGGTCAACCGCCGGATACTGGTGCAGGCCATCGTTGAACATGGAGCCACAGATGCGGAAATATTGATTGGTTTGGAGAAAGGGCAGCGCAATGCTGCCATTCTCCACGGTGAACGTGCCCTCGTGAATGTCCACAAGGAACCAGTTGTTCAAGTGCCGTAAGACCTGTTCAAGCATCACGCTGCCCCCTTATTTAGCCCGCAGCAGCCGCAGCAACGGTAGCCACGGCAATGCCGTCCAGATACTCAGCCCACAGCTTCATGCCCATGATGGCGTACATATCGCCGGTGGCGCGGCTGTAATCGCCGTCGACGTGAACGCCGATCAGGTTGGTCTCGCCCTTCACGGTGTAGTTCAGGCCCAGCTTGGCAAAGTCGCTGTCGCTGGGGTCCACATAGTACAGGTCGATGTTCTCCACGGGCAGAGCGATCACCTTCTTGGAGGCAATGTACTTCTCAGGCAGCAGGAACAGAGTGCGGTAGCCCATGAAGTTCTCCACGTAGTTGATGCCGAACATGGTCTGAACGGTGATCTCTTTGTCGCCCAGGTAATCGTAAGCGTCGATGATGTTGGCGAAGCCCACCACCTCGGTCACGTCTTTATCCAGACCGGCAAACTTGTCCAGCACCTTGCCCTTAGCCATGGCCAAAGCGCGCTGCCACGTCTTCTCGGTCACCTTCAGAGTGCCAGTACCGAGGAAGGTGTAGAAGTCGGTCAGGACCTTGTTCTGCAGGGCCACGAGGAAAGCCTCGTCGGTCTTCTCCACGGCAACGTCAGCGCCGTACTTTGCCACGCTCTCGATGGTCACGCTCTTGGCATACTTGGAAATGTCGATATCGCCGTAGGCAACAGGCTCCACCTTCATCTTGGTGAAGGGAATCTCGTCACCCTCAGCCACGGTGCCGCCCTTGAGACCGCCGTCCACGCTGGCCTTGTAGGAAACTAGCTTCGTGCCGGGGGCCTTGCGGATAGGACGCATGATGCCCATGATGTTCCGCAGTGCGTCCCAGTTATCAGCAAAGCGGGACACGAAATCCACCTCACGGGCGGAAGTGGTAAACTGGGCAGAAGTTGTTACGTTAGTTTTCGCAGCCATAAATAGCTCCTTTCAAAAAATCAGTTGTTTTCGCTTGCCATCAGATCGGCAAGTGCTTTCTGGCGCTCCGCCGTAGACATCACATAGCGGCCCTTATCGTCCTTCTTATAGATGTCCTCGCGGGTCTTCGCGCCGCCGGTGTTCGCCGGGGGATTGGCGGGATTCGCTCCCTTTGTCTGCGTGGTGGAGACAAGCCCCTTGTAGGTGCCGTCTACGAGCGCATCAAGGGCCTTGGTGTCCTTGATCTTCTCGCCGTCCAGCTCCAATGCGGCCATTTCTTCGCCGCAGCCACGCATGGCAAGGTCCAAATTCGCGCCGGTGATGTTTTTGCTCTCAAAGTAAGCGCGCACGGCCTTTTCCTTTGCCGCCTTGCTTTCCTTTGCCGTGACGTCGGATTTGTAAGTTTCAAAGGCCGAGTGTTCCTTCTCGTACTTTTCCTTATAGCCGCCGTCACCCGCTGCCTTGAGGTCGTCCAATTCCTTCTGGACGCTGGGCAGCTTCTCCGCGTCCGCCTTGTACTTCGTGAGATCGTCCTTGAGGGGGTCAACCACGCCCAGATGCAGCGCAACCAAGCGATTCTCGATCTCTTCGGTGCAAGCTTCGCCGAGAATATTTCTAATTTCCGCTCTCGTAAATTTCGCCATGTTATTCGTTCTCCTTTTCCTTGGCCCCAATTCTTCGGGGGCGAACGTTGTATAAAAACCGCTGTACCTCGCGGGTTTTACCTAAAACAAAAGAGCCAACCACCGAGAAAAACTCGGTAGCTGGCTCCTATTGCCCTTTCCCGCGCCCTATTACGCGGAAGTTGAATATTTGATTGTCTTTTTTACCTCTAATACGATATACCCGTCGCCCTTGCGCCGGATCTCCGCGTCATTGCCGCGCCGTATAATGGCCTCGATGGCCTTGATGGTCTCGTTATCCATTTTTCAGCTCGCTTTCCAGAATGTCCCGATACTGTCCCACATGGTCGGCGGCAGCAGGTTTCAGAAACGGCTGCGCCTTGTTACCGCGCGTGTAATGCCAGTTGCCTTTCGCGTCCTGGTACACCCACGGCGTAGGCCGTCCGCCGCCGCCCTCGGCGTAAATGCCCGTGCCAAGCTCAACGTAAGGCGCATACTCAACATTTGTCCCAATATATACCGCAGGTTCATCTTCGTCCACAACATGAGTAATGCTATTCCTAAGATTGCCCGTATCTGGTATTTGCAGTTTTTTCGCATATCCCTCTGCCACCAGCCCGCACTTTTCAAGCCCGCGCAGCAGCGCCGCCTTGATCTCAGCAGAAACCTCCGCGCTGTGATCTTGGATTTCAACGCTCATTTTCAAAACCCTCTTGACTTTTTTTGGGGAATTACATATACTGACAGTGAGGAAACTCATGTTTCCGTTTTTCGAGCCGAACCTCTTCCCGTTACTGGAGGGGGGGCGGCTCATTTTTTATACCTTCGTGCAAATAGGAGAGAACCGGTCTCTTCCAATGCAATCACATCAAAACCGAACCCAGTGCTAACCACGCTGCGAACTGCTCTATCATCTACAATGCGTATAAGCTCATCGGTATTGATGGATCCTGTGCACTGTAACACAACCCCTCCAGGAGTTTTTGCAATCTGCTTTGTGGCTTTTCGAATCGCCATATCTGCCGCTTTCGCTGTTGATATACTTTTCAATTCCCACTGTTTACCTCGCCACAGGTAGTCTGGCGTTTTTATCCCCTGCGCATTCGCTTCTTTCAACAGCACGAACTTCCCGCCGAATTGATCTCTGAGTTGGTTTGCAACTTCGATTTCGGTCTTGTGCCCTTTTATGCGGTATCCGTTCTCGTATCGCACCTTACCCATGCGGGGCTTGGCGGAATCTATATATTTCTTTGTAACATCCTTTGCAGATTTTTCGCTCCCCATGTGATATGGGGATAACTGTTTGCCGCTGTATCCCTGCTTCGATGCTTCCCACTGTGCATATGTCATGTCAGATATAAGCCCGTCGCGTGTCCTACGCAGCCCGTCTGATGTATCTACCCCATCCACCGCCGCAACCAGCGTGCAGCGGCAGTTATATATCTCCCACGGTGGCCCTTGTGGGTCGCCGGGAAAGCGACAACCGTTAGAAAACTTCTTGTCCTGCGCCACTTGTTCGCCGTCAAGCATGGCATGAGAGTGGCGTGTACGCGCGTCCAGCGTAGCCAACCATTCTTTTTTTAGCTTGATGCCCATCTTCTCCGCCGCCGCGTAGCTGTCCATGCGTCCGGCGTTCTGCGCGCCAGTCACGGCGGTTCTGGCGGTGCGGATGGCGGAATCGCGGCTCATGGTGGTGATCCGCTTTTGTAAATCATCCGCCATGTGCTTGATGCTCTTCCCCTGCAAGATAGAGCTTGTCACGCTTGCCGTGATCTGCTTCTTGCCATACGCGAGGTCGATACCGCGCTTTAAGGCGCGTTTCGGCGGGTAGTATGGCATTAAATCCGGCTGCTCTACCATGAGCCGTTTCACCGTCTGCTCGTCCCACAGGTCAAAGCCCACGTCCCCAGCCACGCTCTCTATGGTGTATGCCGCATAGTTGCGGTTAAGGGAGTAGATACCGGGCGTTGCGTCATTGGTGTAAGACACCGCCACGGCGTTTGCATCGGTCACGCGGTGTGCCACCTTGTCACGCATGGCCTGATAGCGTTCCCCGCGCCCGATCTGGTTCAGCCGCCATTGCTTGTAGTCGGCCTCCGTCCATTCCTTACCATTCTGCACGGTGCCGATCAGTGCCTTCATTTCCTCGTCGCGCTTTTTGAATTGCTCAAAGTAAGCGTCAATGGTCGCTTGCAGCTCTTCCCCAGCCTCACGGTA